CTGCTGCGTTGCCGAAGCTGCTTGCAGTGTTAGTTAATTCGATGTAACCATAACGAGTCATAAATGACACGACTGGTTCGAATGTTGATGGATCTAGAACAACGCCGCTGCTCATCAATGGAATGTATGGGCAATAGAATGCTGCTGCGTCAGTCTCACTTGAACCCTTATAACCAACCAATACTGGTTGAGTATCTGGAGCATATGAGTTGACGAATACGCGCATTGCGCCATTCAATGTACCAACGAACTTAGTGTTTGTTGGTGCTTCAAATGTACCTTCAGTAGTTCTTGCGAATGCTGAAGTTGTTGCTGACTGTAGAACAGTTAGTGATGCTGGTGATACAACTGCCCAGTTACCTGCACCGCGGCGAGTGCGCTGTGCAATCAAGTTTGCAACGCGATTGATTAGAACTGCTAGAGCAGCATGTTCGTCACCGACGTATGTTGCAGTACCTGATACTGTTGCTTGGTTGTATGTGAACTCAGTTGAAGCAAGAGTTGCTAGTGACAACAAGATTTCCTGATCGATTTCAGCAGTGATTTCTTGGGCAAGTGCTGCCATAATTTCTGCTTCAACGTCAATACCATGTTGTGACTGTGCATCTTGTGCTGCTTCAAATGTCCAACGTGCTTGCAACTTACGTGACTTAGCTTCAACAGCCTGACGTAAGATTTGTACGCTGATTTGCTTACCGCCGTTACCTTCTAATGCAGCAGTATCATTACCTGTATAATAGGCTGATGTTGTTGCACTTGATGGTGAACGTGAATATGCCTGAGCAATTTTGAATGGGCTCAATGCTTCTTCGCCAGCAGTTACAGATGTCTGTGCTGCTGAGCTGTCAGTCAATGACTGAGCATAACGTACACGCAAAGTGTGGATCTGACCAACTGGACCAGTCATTGGCTGTACGCCGACTAGTTCGTTAGCGATAACAGTTGGCATAACACGACGAATTACTGGAAGAATAACGCGATTTAGTGTTGCGATATTACCAGCAGTTGTTGTGCCTGCAGTACTTTCTGCGAGCAACTGTTTCTTGGTGTTTTCTAAGATAACACCCATTGTTGAGCGGCGAGTTCCTTTCAAGCCTTCTAGTAGGGCTTCCTTGGTCTCGTCCCAACGGCTTTCTAAGAGTACTTTTGACATTTTAATTATCTCCTAATATGTCTTACTTAAGCCCTGCCAGACGCTTGAGATCAATAACGTGTCCGTTATCTTCCTCAACTTCTTTTTTGGCAGTTTCTTTATCACCAGTCACTTCTTTAATAACACTTTCTGTTAAAGGAGTTTTAGCGCCTGCTTTAACTGTTCCAGTGTTTAGAACTGCTGGTAAATATTTTGCGAAAGCGCCCTGCAATTTTGTTGTTTGAACACTTTCTAGTAAAGCCTTCATTACTTCTTTCTTCTCTTTGTTTAATGGGGCTAGGAGTTCATCCATTGCCTTTTCACGTTGAGTTGACTCTTTGATAATTTTGACTTCACGATCCTTTATTTCAGCAACTTGAATTGCTTGTTCAGCAATTTGTGTTGCCTTAGCAAGTGCTTGTTCTTTGGCTGCAATTGTTGACATTAACTTGCGAGCTTCTGCCTTATCATTGAGATAAGTTACAGAATATTCGCTAGCAAATGCTTCAAACAACTTACGACCAAAGTTATTTTCACGGGCTAATTTAATATCTTCCTTGAGTTGTGATAATTCACCCTTCAATTGAGATGATACTGCTTTGCCGACCTTGGCAGCACTTTCAGCAACAAATTTTGCCTTAAGTTCTTCAAGTTTTTCGCGGCCTTCAGCAACTAATCTTACACGTGCCTCAACAACAGCCTTCTTGTCTTGTGCAAACTCTTTAATTTCTTTAGCAAGAGCATGAACAATAAACTTTTCTAACTTTTGTTGATTTTCCATTTGTGCTTTACGATCATTACGCAATTCTCTAATTTCTTCTGCTAACTTAGTTACCATAAAGTCATTAAATTTAGTTGCGTGTTCACTTAAAGCAACACGGGTAGCAACACGATCTGCTACTAGTTGTTTCTTTTCTTCATGAAACTCTTTGATTTCCTGAGAAAGATTTTCAGTTAACATCTTATCTAGGGCTTCTACCATCACACTACGATCATGTTCGTAAGGTTGTGCGAATTCCTCACGGAGTTCGCCGCGTACTTGATCGCGGGCTTCAGTCAACTTTCCTTCCCAAACTTTTTGAAGTTCGTTTGAGACATCTTCGTTGATTAGACCACTCTCTAGTAATGGTTTGATAGCATCTAACATGCTCATATCCCCTATTATTTAATTTTCAATTCCTTGATAAGGCGTTTTACTTCCTCACCTAAGAAATTTTGTACCTTTTTGTTGCCCCTTGCTTCCCTAGCGACATCTAAAACTTTATGACCATGCTTCATATTCATGAGGCTTTCGTATATTGCTTTAGGATATGCGTTAGGTGCGCTTGGTTGTGCAACGATATCAACAGTGATTATTTCAAAATCACTTACTTTGCCGTTCAAATCACTTACATTACCTGATCCGCGACTTGAAACGCCGAGTTTAACACCACTCTCCAACATAGTCTTTACTAATTGACCCATTGGAGTTGGTAGAATCTTTAGTTTACCGAAACCGTTAGCGCCATCCATCCACATATTTGTGATCATATGACTTACGCGGTCTAGGTTAATTTTAAGGTCATCTGGGTGATCTACTTCACCCAATACACTATAACCTTCTTGAATTTGTTTGTTTAACGTGTTGACTGCTGTTTCAATTTCATTAACGGGGTAAACACGCTCATTTGCGTTCTTTACCCCGCCCTGAATAAAGATGCCCTTCATATAGAGGGTCTTTAATTCATCGTTGCCTTCCTTGACGGCTTCAACGATTATGTTCGCTCTATCAAACGTTAAGTGTTCTCTGAGATACAAAGCCATTTGTCTCCAGTTAACTCTTAATTAGCCTTTAGCCACTGGGCTTTTAGCATTCGAACCATCATCACCGTGTTTTGGTTTTGGTGCGTTCTCTAACTTTGCGCCTTTTTGGCCTGGTGCATTTTTAAATTTGTTTGCTCCCGGTAAATCGCCTTCCTTCTTACTATATTCGTTTGAAGGACCTTTTGGACCTGTTGGTACTGCTTCACTGTCGCCTGAGAATTTAACAGGATTTACCCCTGCTGCTTTTACTTTTGGCTCATGTAAAGTTGGGCTCTTTGTTTGTGCTCCGTTGTCACCGTGTGTTACAGAAACTTTCTGTAATTGTACGGCTTCCATCATTGCTTCCTCTTCTTCATCGGAAACTTCTACTTCTTCATCGCCACCTGAGTCACCTCTTAATACGGCTTCAAGGTCTGCAACTATATCTTCTAATTCGTCTTTGACTTTTGCGACTTCGCCAGCGTCAACATCACCTGCTGGTTCTGCATCAACTTCTTCTTCGCTGTCAATTTCAAGGTCTTCAACTTCTTCTTCATTCATTCCTGTTTCTTCAACATCAATCTCATCCAGTAAATCTGCAACTTGACCATGCATCTGACCGCCTTCGTCCATCATTTCTTCATCCATGATTGATTCATAGATTTCGCGTGATTTTTCAACTACGATTTCATGAAATAATTCACGGGCTTTTTCATCTTGCTCATTGATGATGAGGTCAATAAGCTGTTCGTATTTCTTGTTTTCCATTTGTGTTCTCCTGGATAATAATGGCTTTGTAGAATTATTTAGTGAATATCACTAAAAAGAGTTCAATAAGTGCGATTTTTTTGCGTTTTTAGTGTTTTACGCAGTGGGTTGCTGTGGTTGTGCTGGAATTCCGTATTGCTCTTTAACTTTTTTAAGGTATTCTTTCTTTTCAAAATTTCTTACGTCTAGCATTTTACGTAATTTTCTGATATGTTCTAGTGTAAGTTTTGTCTTACGGCTTGTTCTCCAAACCGGCTTACTATTATCATCGCTGATATCTTGATAGCCCGGGACGGGCGGATTGAACATTTCAATTAAATGCATATTAGTATTTATCTTAACCCGGCGGACCTGCTGGTCCAGCAGCTGGTCCAGCCTGTGGTCCTGCAGCCATAGCCGCATTTGGTCCTGCAGCATTAACTGGTCCTGCTGGCGGCTGTTGTTCGGGGCCCATTTGTTGTTGCTGTGCTTGTTGCTCTAATTCTTCGCCTGTTTCTTTATCAGATTCAATATCGCTTACGCTGACACCTATACTACGTAGATCAGTACCTGCAGGTTCATTAAGTTTTTCTTTACCGTTTTCTTCACGCCATAGTTTTTCGTTCTTGTTGATTTCTTCTTGTGTCAATCCTAAGAATCGTTCTAGTGCAAAACGTTTACTAATATAAGGAAATTGTTCCATTGTTTGATAAGTTGTTACTCTAGCCGTGTCAAGTTCACTTTGACGATATGCTGCAAAGTTTTGCGGTGGATTAAAACTTAATTCAAATAATCCGCTATCAATATTGAATCCTCGCCAACGCAAGAATAATTTGAATTCTTCGTCAAGTTTTTGAGCCATATAATTCTGTAATCGTTCGCAATATTGATTGAAACGATATTCTTGAATCAATGCTGTACCAACACGACCATCGCTTAATGGTCTATCGCTGTCATCCGGACCAGTTGGTAAGTAACTACTTGGTACACGTAGTCCACGTGCTAATCTGTTATTAAAATATTTTAAGTCATCAATTTCGCCTAAATTTTGACCACCCTGCATAACTTCTACTGATGATCCGCGACCGTCTGCGGTGACTGGAAAGAAGTAATCTTCATTCATTGAGAGTGGATTATATGTAGCATCTACTATTGATGCACCACCATATACGCTAGGAATTCTACGTTGATGAATTTCATTTTTAATACGTTCAACATAAGCCATAGCCATATGACTTGGCATATTACCTACGTCAATCTTAAATAATCTACGTTCAGGTGCACATTGTACGCGATAAATTAATACAGCATCTTCTAATAATTCTTTTTGCTTATATACTTTGAATACGTTTTCTAATATACTTTGTCCAAACGGCCAAAATCTATCTAATCCTTCTGTTAAACTTAAATGTACTATATGTTTTGCGTCAATAGCCATCTCGCTTTGACCCAATGTAAAACGGCTACCGGATGTATTATATGGCATTGCTGGAACTGTATAAGGTGTGTTAGTTCCGCCACCTGTTCCACCTAATCCTGTTGCAGGATTAGCGGCAAAATCTGTGTTTGTTTTCTGTGCAACTGATAAGTTTTGTAAGTTAATGTTTAAATCTTTTAATACATATTGTTCGGGCAATTTGCCTTCACTTTCATTAACAATAACTTTGATAACTTTAACCATATCAACCCAATATAGTTTAAAGTTTTCGGGGTCACGCACAAATACTTGATCTCCGTACTTAATAACATTACGGAATATCTTAAACATTCTTTGATCAAATTCGTTTAGTTTACACCACTGTTGTAACTGTTCTTTTAGTATGTTTATTTCGTTGGGTGTAGGATCTTCTTTAAAATCTAGTGTAAATGCAGTCTTATTTTGATCATTTTTCTGTGTACTGAATTCTGAAATGATATCTAAACATGCGTTGATTTCAGCATCAACATCCATCATTTCATATTGATTGTAACGTTCAATTCTGTTTGGATGTCCTGTATAGACTTCCGGAAGTCTACTCATATAGTTACGATAACCAAAATTATCGTTGTTCCAAGTGCCATTACTATTTTGTCCGCTACTTGAATCCGTATTCCAAGATCCGGCATTACTATTAGCACCGGATATTGGGCTGCTGATTCCTGATCTATTTAAAAATTTCTTTTTGTATGACATTTTTGTTATTACTGTTTTATTTATAGTTAAACCTGACTATAACGTAATATCTTGCTAGAAGTTTGGTTACCTGCATCCAATTTATTAATCACTTCATCTAGTTTACTTGTCAGTACTTTGGCAATCATTTCATTTGCTCTAAATAAATCATCTTTTAAGTTTGAAGTAGACAATGTATCTAATTGCTGTTGGGCTGATTTGGTTTCTGTGCTTACTTGTTCTGAAGTCTTTTTACCTAATTCGGCAAGCAAACTATCTGGCGATAATGGTATTACCATTTCATTACCATGTAACATAGCAGGGAACCCTGATTTAGGGCCGCGCACTAATCCTCCCATATCTAAACTAGGTAATTCTTGAGGAGAAACCTCCGCATGAAAATGTTTACCTTGTGTAGTTGCTGTAGGATTATTGTATTCGTCATTGACTTTACTAAATCCTATGCCTTTTAAAATATTGATTATTTTTGCTGATTGTTCGGGGGTAGGTGTTTTATTTACTGTAAAGTCTACAGCACGACCTTCTTTATGAGAAGAGTTATTAAAATTCAATGCATGATAATAATCATTTAATGCAGTAATATGTTGTAATGTTAAATCACCAAAATCGGCGCGCTGTAATGAAACTATACCTTCTAATAACTTAGGATCTAGTCCATAACCCTCACCTTGTGTATCTCTAGTTCTGGGGTTAGCGTCATTCGCAGATTTTTTGCCCGTTCTATCTGCAATGATGTTCACAGGGATTTCTTGCGGGCCACGCAAGAATTTAGGATCAATGATACCTGTATCAATCAGTTTTGTCAGTGAAGTTCTGACTGTTCCTTCTCTTGTTTTAGGTGTTGCTACTTTATTTGCAACTGCTGCAGGAGTTGTTGCTTCTAATTTTCCAGAACTTATCAACTCATTAATGTTAGGTCTTACTGCTTGTTTAGGTGTTTCAGGAGTTATTATAGGAGCGGTTTCTGTTTGTGTTTCTGCTATGTTTGCAGTAGAACCAGGTGGTAAAGGAAGTCTCGCCTGTTCAGCAACCCTATCAATAATTGTATCTAATGTTTTTTTATCCAGTTTACCTGCATTTTCAGCACCTGCGCTATCCAATGCAAGCATAACTTTTGGTCGTAACGAACCTACTCTATTATTAGACTGACGTATATATCCTGCAATTTTACCAACTAATGCAGGATTAAGTTGTAGAGTAGTGCCTAAGTTAGTTCTAACTGAAATGCTTGAAAAATTAATAGGTGTTGATTCTGTTACTCTACCTTGTTCAGTACTTTGCGGTGTTCTTCTGCTAGCAGAAGGTGCTTCAGGGGTGGTCCCTATTGTTTCTGGTGTGGCAGTTTCGGGTCTAGGTGGGGCAACAACGGGCGGCTGCTGTTCCGGTGCTCTAGGTGTGGCAACCGGCGTAGTTATTTGAGTAGGGGGTGCTACAGGCGGTGCTGTCTCTACTGTAGGTGCTGCTACAGGTGGTACTGTCGGAGTCTCTACAGGTTGTGTAACTGCCGGTGCCGTTTCTGTCGCAACAGGTGGTACTGTTGGTGCTGCTACAGGTGGTGTTGTTTCTGTCGCAACAGGTGGTACTGTTGGTGCTGCTACAGGTGGTGCCGTTTCTGTCGCAGTAGGCGGTGCGGTAACTACTGCCGGCGCTGCTGGTTGCGTTTCACGGCGTAAAATTTCACTACCGACAGGTGCTGCAGGTGTAGTCGCTTCTCTTGATTGCTGCGGGTTACTTTCCGGTTGACCTGTTCCTATTGTTTCTCTTGATAAATCTCTTAGACGCTTGGCTTCATCACTTACGTCTACACCAAATAATCCTAAAATCTTTGATACGTCATCAGCAATACCACCCAAAAAGTTTACCGCAGCCTGATCTGATTTTGCAATATTATCTAGTGTTGCTATAGCAGACTGTGCTGTTAGTAATTCATTAGTAGGTTCTGCCTGTCTTTTTGCTTCTTCAGTAGCAACAGGAGATTGTGTATTGATATCAAAATCTTGTACGAATGGATTTAATTCTTTTGCTATTCTATCGCTAACTTGACCTAATGTTATTCCTGCTTCTTGCAATGATGCGGCAATTTTACTTGCGCTGTCTGCACCGCTTGTCATAGCAGATGCTATTTGTTGCGCTGCTTCTGCACGTAGTTCGGCCCTATCTTCAGGCTGACGAGCATATTGCTTCATCGCATCAGTAGGGAATAATTGCTGTCTTAGTTGTTCATTACCTGATAGTAATGCTGCTGGTCCTACTTGTGTTGCTAATTGACCTAATCTTCCACCAGGCTCATACATTTCCTTAGAAAGTAAGTCAGCAAACAGTTTTGCTTGGTCTTCAGCTGAGATTGGTTGACCATCAGCAGTTCTAGCATTTTTAACTGTTTCTTGAAGTTCTAATATGACCGGAGCCACTCCGGTCATGAACATCTGAAGATTGTCTTTACCTAACGTGCCGGTCGCTAATAATTCTTTTACACCTTTTTGCAGATTTGCAGGAAGCATTGATAACTGATCAACGACTGCATTTCTAAATGCCATGTCTTGTTCTAGGCGGTTGGCTGCTTCACGATCTAGTCTAGCCCCTTCTAGATCGCCTGCTTTTTCTTTTTCTTCGGCACTTCGTCTTAGACCAAAAATTTCTTCCTGTTGAATTAAATTCTTCAATTGAACTAGAGGATCTTCTCTAGCTGCTCTCATGCGTTTTTCAACAGTACTGACTTCTTCCCCGGTTAGTGCTGATAATTCATATAGGTTTTTAATGTATTCCAGACTTGCAGCCTGCAATTTGCTCATGTTGGTGTTTTGCAGTCTTAAACTTATACCTGCAGCATCTTGGGCAGCAACATAGTTGCCCTGATACCTCATCATCTCTTCTTGGAAAACACCTATATTAGCAAACTGTTTTCTATTCTCTTGGCCAACTTGCACAAGTTCCATAAACGCTTTTTGAGCGTCTCCTGCACCGCGACCTAATCCTAATAATGCAGGTCCTAAAGTAGCAAGAGGACTAATCATTCTGCCTATCGTATCAGAATGTAATCCTGCTGCATGTGCATATGAGTATAATGAACTTGCTGTTTGTTGACCGACACCGCCTAATTTATTAAGCGCATCTCTTGCACCCAATAAACTTTGAGTTTGACCTAAAACCGCATTCACTACAGAACTAAATGTAACCGCAAGAGCCGCTGCCGCGCCTTGAGTAATACCTAATCTTGCTGCTAATGCCCCTAATCCTGTGGCTGTCGCTGAAACTGCCCCACCTAAAGAACTTAAATTACCTGTAGATGTTGATACGGCGCTCGCTGCTTGTCCAATTTGCTGGCGTAAGGTATTTGCTGATGCAGCCATAGCAGCAGACTGTTGCTGCATTTGCTGTGCTGCTTGTTGTTGAGCAGCAGCCACAGACATGGAAGATGATACCATGTTTTGCCCGGCTGCTTGAAAACTTTGTCCGGCAGTTCTAGCCATTTGGCTAGAATTAAGCACTTGACCATTGAAGTTATTAAGACTACTTCCGATAACTCCGGTGCTACCCGCTAATCCGTTTACTGATTGCTGTAAAGCATTAATAGCATTCTGTAGATTATCAATATCTTGTGGAGTCATTTTTTATACGCTTTCTCTGGGTTCATAAATAACACTACTATTTATAGTTATAAAATTACCCAAAATTAAGAGGTTACCATGGATAATCCATTGCGACAGCATTTCAGAAGACCAGCCGTTTATATTAAATTACCTAGTGCAGGAATAGGTTATCCATCAGAAGTAGTAGATATGCCTAAAAACGGTGAACTGCCGGTTTACCCAATGACTGCATTAGATGAGATTTCATTACGTACTCCCGACGCATTGTTTAACGGAGTGGCTGTTGCTGATGTCATTAAAAGTTGTGTACCATGTATAAAAGATCCTATGCACCTAATGATCAGCGATTTAGATGCTATACTAATAGGTATTCGCAGTGCTGGCGGTCAAGATACATTAGATATTACTACTGTCTGCCCCGGATGTCAAAATGAGGCAACATATGGAATTAACCTAATGACAATTTTGACAGGTATGAAATTAGGTGATTACAATCAACTATTAGTATTAAACGACCTAGAATTTAAATTTAGACCTGTGACATACGCACAAATGACTGTTGCTGCTATAAGCCAGTTTGATTTACAAAAAGTTTTTAATCGTATAGAAAACATACAAGACGAAAAGGAAAAAAGAGAAGCAACTCAAGAAGCGATTAAAATGGTAACTGCATTGACCATGAAGGTGATTAGTCAATCTATAGAATTTATAAGAACCCCCCACGCCGTGGTCACAGATTCAGAACATATCTGTGAATTTTTGGAACAATGCGATGCAAATACCTATAACGCTATAAAAGATTATAACGCAAAATTAAAAGAAAGTACTGAAATAAAACCATTAGAGATTTCATGTACTAGTTGTAATAAACCATATAAACAACCCTTCACACTAAACTCCTCAGATTTTTTCGGATAAAACTTCTCTCTTCTTCCCCTACGGAAGTTACGAAGTTAATTACTGATATGGAAAATGAAGTTAGGGGTATCAAAGAATCAGCTCTAACCATGGCATGGCATTTACGCGGTGGTGCGACTTATGAAGATATTTTAAATATGTCCGTAGACGAAAGAAAAGCAATTAACAAAATTATAGAAGGGCATATGGAAACTACAAAGAAAACTGGATTGAACTATTTTTAAGTTGTCCTTCGGACAACACTTCGTTCGCTACCGCTCACTCAGTCTTTTTAATTTTATATGGATTGAGATTAATTGCCGCTTTGAAGCCATGGTAGTGCTATCTCAGCACTACCATAGTTAGGACTTGCCTGCCCATCATCCATGTCGTTTGTTCCCGTGATATTACCCTTTTGTGATATATCACGCTACCGGTTATACTGTAAAGTTTATGGACTGTAGTTGTAGACTTTCATCTACTATAACGCATGTTACATATCCGCAAAACGAAATAAGATATGTACTCATTGAGGGTTCGCAAACCTGTCGATTGCCCTCTCGGTATACGATACTATAAAAGTATCTTTACTCCAGATCCGTAGGCTACTGATAAATCAGGCTTACTCAAGGAGAGCAGAGCATCCTCTGCCAGACAAATTTTAATTGTTAACTGTTGAAATAGTAAGGGTTTTAGATGACGTGGTGTCTGATGAGTTTGAAGAATAAACTTTTAGTAAGTCAGAATTTAAACTGAAAAAATGGTCAAATTCTATAATGAGCCAATCTTTGTGTTTTTTACTTGTATAATATAAAAATTGATCTGTAATCCATGTTAATTTAGTTTGAACACATACAAAACTACCTTTTCTATTAAACTTCATGAACAGAATATTTAAGTCATTTTCTTCACTTACGTCCATCATTTGGTCTAACCAACTATCTAATACTTTACAGTCACCTGTAAGCACTAAATGAAATGGGAAATCAGCGTAACTCTTGCATTCTGCATTAAATTTAGGAAAACTTTGTCCCGGAACAATATCCCCTTTAAAACTACGAATCTGCCCTTCGTGTAGTATTTGTGTTCTAACTTTATTTTTACCGCCTACATATGCCCCGCTTCCGGGTGCGCGTATAAAACTTTCATTATATTTTTCACTCAAGTATCGTGCTACTTCACGTTCCCAACTTGAGCCTTTTTGTTTTTGTGGACTTGGCATGTGTATATTTTATCTTTGTTTACCCATATGGAAAAATTTATGTGAAATCATGTGAAGTGCTATATGTTGTAAAGCCGTTTTCTTTCACAACACGCAATACTGTAGGTACTCGCCCGGCAAGTTCTTCACGATGACTTACAAGCCATACACTCTTATTACGATTACGGCTCATGTCTTTTAATATCGCCATACTGTTTTCAACACCTACAGTATCCATACCACTATCAATCAATTCGTCAATAAACAATGTATTGATTGGGCTGTATAGACTTTCCCACACATCACGGAAAGCGAAACTCAAGCCAAGTATTAGACGATTGCGTTCACCGCGACTTAAATTATCAAAGTCAAGTTCACGTCCATACTCAGTTATCTCAACAGATAGATCGTTTAAAAATATTACTTGATGAGGTAATCCGATTCTATCAAGGTAGTGTGTGAGCCTTGCGTTGAGATAACTGAGGTTCTGATCTATAATTTTCTTACGTACAAAACTGTCTTTATTTGTTAGTAGGTCCAATAAAAATTTCTGATGTTCAAGAAGTTTAGTGTAACTGTTTATATTGTTAAAGTCAATGACTTGTAATGCTTGATTCTCCATCTCACTAATTTGATCAGTATATGGATTTATATCCTTCTCTTTATCTTCTATTGAACGTATAAAACTATCAACCATGCTACGATGTTGGAATGCTTCCTGTTCAGTGTCGTAGTACAGTTTTGGTTGTTTACCTATCGGACCTAGACTGTCTTTGGCAGATTGCAATTCATTTTTTAAGCGTGTTAAGTCATTAGTAATCTTAATTGTTTCGGCTTTGTTTTTTTCTTTTTCATAAACCAATATACTATGTTTATCATCATGTATATCTTGTCCGCATGCATGGCACTGATGTTTCTGCAATGTCTGCAATTCACGATCTAGTCTTTGTAGGCTTCTAGTTTCTTTTTCTAAATCACTTGATGCTCTTTCAATAGTCTTATCTAAATCTTGGTGATCTTTTTTACGTTGATTGTAAGCAGTAAGGTCTTTATGACCTTGTAGTTCAAGATCAATATCTAGTTTTTGTAATTCTATCAAGTCTTCCTTAATCTTTTTTAAATCTTCATCGTGTTTGGTATCCCATAATTTTGAACGTCTTTTTAAATTTTCAATCTGTTCTTGGATACGCTTGTTTGCTTCTTCAATGGCTTTGACTTTATATTCTTCTTCAGTAATTTTGTCTTTTGTACTTTTAATTTGTTCTTTGATTAATTCCGCCTTTTCACTTAACAATGTAATGCCCAGCAGCTGCTCAATAATGTCATGCTGGTCATTTGTTTTCATGGCTAAGAACGGCTCGCTATACGTGTTCAATGCAATGATCTGCTTGAACATGTCGGGAGTCATACCAATAGCACGTTCAATATGCTCTTGTGTCTCTTTATTCTCACCCTGGGCATCATTGATACATTCTTCTTCTTGATTGTTCACATAAAATTTGAGTACGTTTGGTTTACGACCGCGCTCAATCTTATAATCAACACCGTTACATTGAAACTCTAATGTAACCATCATACCTTTACCGTTAGTACGATTGATTAGATTATCTTTACGTATTTGATTGATTGGTGTACCAAACAATACATATGAAAGACCTTGGATGAGGGTAGTCTTCCCAGTACCATTTCTAGCACCATCTCCCCCTAGATCGAGATTCTCACCCAAAATCAATGTCAATTCTTTGCTATCAAAATTCACAGCCTGTGTGACTGCGCCAATAGATAAAAAATTCCGTAATGTAATATTTTTTAGTAGTATCATAGGTTTCTATAAATCTCAAGCAATACTTTAGGATCATAATGTTGACTTTCAATATTGCTAATTTGATCTGTAATTATCTGATCAACGCTTTCAAATTTCAAGTCACCTGGGGCGAGATCAACTGCATGTTGATCAAGTTTCATAGGTATCAATGCCATTTCACGCAGTTGATGTTTTGGTACTAATGTTTCTTTGATATAGTTTGCCTCTTCGTAACTAATATCAATATCAAGATGTACACGAATACTGCTACGTGGTAGTAAATATCCATCAGGGTTTTCTAACACATCACTTAATTTATAAACTCTAAATGTTGGTTGTTTGGGCCATGATTTGAATACAGGATCAATTCCCCATTCTAGTATCATCATGCCACGTGCATCATCGCCTGCATCAGCATAGTTGTGTGGGAAAGCGTTGCCCATGTACCAGATGTTTTTACGTGACTGTCGTTTATGGAAATGTCCTGAATATACTTGTTCAAATCCACCTACATGTTCATCGCTTATCTCACCATGATCTGGCATCTCAACCATAGCATTCATGTAGAAGCGTGGCAGTTCAAGATGCGAAAACAAATATTTTGTTGATTTGATCTTGAGCAGTTTCTTGTATTCATCTCCTACTAACCATGGCGCGATAGTTACATCGCCTTCGGCAAACCAATCATTGATGATATGAACGTTTGGCAAATGCCTTGCCCACTCAACACTGTGTATATCCCTGCGATCACGATAATATAAATCGTGATTGCCTGGAATAAAATAAACATTATCAAAATTGTCATTCAATTTTTCTAATGCGCGTAATCCATATTGCATAGTATGGATATTGATACTCGCACGATGGTGATTGTAATCACCTAGGAAAAAACAAGTCTCACAACCTTCAGATTTGGCAGTTTGTATGAACCAGTCAACGAAATCGGCACAGTCTTGATTGTGTTCAAGACTGTTTGACTTCAGGCCGAAATGTATATCTGTGAAAACTGCTGCCTTTTTAAATAAGTTAGACATCAATATAGTTTATCTAAGTTCTTGATTTATATAAAGTTTTTTGGTTATTCTTCGTAAACATTGAA